ATATAACTCAAAAGCAACACCATCTTCCAAACCTATGAATTGGTGAAACACACCAGGTTTTACTCTCATAAAATCACCAGCATTTAATATTGTTTCATCTACCAAGTCGTAATCATTCTGCCATACTTTGACCATCATCTTACCTGACTCACAAAAGAAACCGTTCCATTTAAATTCATGTTTATGTTTTGAACAAGCTACGTTCTTCTTGTAATTTATTCTATGAAACTCTAAAACTCCATTGGCGTGGATCAATTCTGTCTGACCCCATATTTTTCCTGCTTTCATTTCAACATTACCCCTGCATCTTTCCTTTTTTTACCTTTATAGTGGTCACAATACTCGGCCATGTAAGTGTCAGGCCAAGGATTGCCCACCTTGTTTATGTGAGGTGATAGATTGTGAGTTTTGATACCGTGTAGATATTTTCTTCTTACACAATCCCATACATAACTGTCGTGCCATTCTCGTTCTTTGAATAACAAGTCTTTTGTATAGTACCTTCTTAAATTATATATAAAACTTTTTGTGATAGGTTCTTTTAGATTATAACCTACAAAACCACATTCACTATAATAACTTGGTCTATCTATAAATGATATAGCACAATCCTCTGGTAAAAACTTTCTGATTGCTTCTCTCTCTGTAATAGTTTTCTTAAATACAATATCAGCGTCAGCCCAAAATACAATATCATAATCACAATCAAGCATAAGATGTGTCTTAGCAAATATTTTGTAAGCAAATCGTATGGCGTCCATCTTATAATCAGTTGTAGGTTCTTTATGTTTATCATATTGACTATCAACATTCTTAGGTTTATTTCTATCAATAAACTCTTGTAACTCTGGATTACATTTGTGTATATCTCTAAAGAATACACCTCTTACAGAGCCGTTTGGGCCTAGGGTGTAATTGTTTTGTGGTTGCCATCCTTCATGGTAAACATATAAGTCAAACGGCCAATTATAACTCTCTACAAATCTGTGAGCGTAATACTCGTATAGTCTTTTATTAAATGTGGTTACTAATGCTATCTTCATGTCCTGCTCTCATTATATAATAACTATCTATAATATCAGTTATTGGATTATTTAATTTTTGTTGATCAAATACTTTCATTAAATCAATACCTTGTGTGTTCTTAAATGTTTCATACATCTTTTCTTTGTCAGCATTACCTTTACCTGTGGCAAACTTCTTAACAACACTTGGTACAATTGATTTACATTCATACCTTTTCTGTAATCTGTATTTAAGAATACCACCGTTCTCAGCAATCTGAAATATTGCCTGACCTTTTGAGCCATAAGAATAGCCTTCAATAAAAATTTGTTTTTCTGTTTGTTTTTTGTGTAGTGTGTCCAGAATATGGAGTACCCAATCTGATAGGATCTTAAACCTATTAATAGGTCCTGTATTTTCTTCGTGTTCATAACCAATAATATTATCATACATCTTACCAATATATTTTTTCTTACTTGTTAGGTAATAAAAATTACAATCACTAAATGAGGTACCACCACCTGTTGCTACACATACGGCAGGACTATTTAAACTATAATCAATTCCAACTATCGTCTTCGTTGTCAACTTCGTTTGACCAGATTTCATCTTCATCATCTCCAATTTCTTCAACTTCATGTCCACAAAAAGGACAAGTTAAAGGTTGTAAGTCTTGTACCTCAATGTCCCATTGTATTAAGTATTTAGTATCACAACTGGAGCAAGTTTTCTGCTGTTTTTCTATCATTATAATTTGAAAGACTTAAATTGGTCTTTTTTTACATCTTGTTTAATACCACCGATAACATAAGACTCAATCTCTGTTTCTTGTGGAGCATTTTGTGTGCTTCTACTATTCAACCAATGGTCAACCCATGGTAAAGGATTAGTTTTCTGATCGTATGCTGGTGTCAATTGTATACCTTTCATTCTTCTATTTGCCATAAACTCAACAAATTGATGTAAAAGTTTTTCTGATAAACCTATCATAGAACCTTTTGAAAATAGGTAAGTCGCCCAACGTTTCTCTTCCTGTACTGCTTCATCATACATCTTATACACTTCCTTTTCTGTTTCTTTTATAATCTTCAACATCTCTTTATCGTTTTCATAATCTTTCCAATTATTGATAACTTTTTGTGACATAGCCAAGTGTTGACTTTCATCTCTAGCAATAAGTGATATGATCTTAGCAGAACCCTCTAGTTTCTTTAATTCACCAAAGGCAAAACTACAAGCAAATGATACATAAAATCTTAAACCTTCTAATATGTTTACTGATACCATGGCAAGATATAATCTTTTCTTTAGTTCATACATATCAACTTTAGATTTATCTAGTGTCCATTGATAACCCATTTTAATTAAATCATCATAAGTTTTTGTAACTGAATTAGCTCTCTTTTCAATCTTTTCATCTTTTATAATAGTATCAAATACTTCACCTGGTTGTGAGTAAAGGTTTTTAATAATATATGTATAACTTCTACTATGAATAGTTTCCATAAAGTCCCATGCTACAATGGCACCTTCTAATTCTGGTAACGATACAAAAGGTAAAAATGCTAAACACGGACCTCTACCTTGTACACTGTCCAACATAGTTTGATACTTTAGATTAGAAGTAAATATAAACTTTTGTTCATCTCTTAAATCTAGGTAATCGTTTCTGTCTTTTTGTAAAGATATTTCTTCAGGTCTCCAAAAATAACCTAATTGTTGTTGTGTTAACTTATCAAATATAGGATACTTCATTGTATCGTATCTTTGTATTTGTAAATCTTCACCAAAAAACATTGGTTGTTTTGTAAAATCTACTGTTTTGCTTTTGTTTAATACTGATTTTGCCATTTATTTGTAGTCCTTATCCTCATTCTCGTTTCGTTTTTCATCTTTGTAAAAGTAATCATTACTATCACCAAATGCCCATTTTTCTTCCTGTTCACTGAAAAAGTATCTACTAGAGACCTGAAAGTCAGGTATCTTTAACTCTTTCGGCGTTAGTGATTGTTCAAACCATAACATTCTATTGTTAGGTTGGGCAAAGAATTGTCCGTTATCTAGTTTACCAAAGTTGTGTTGTTTATGTTCACTTGGTACTTCAGCAACTGTTGTATTTATAACATTTGAATCACTATGGCAAGCGTCAATAGTGAACAGATATTCACCTTTCATCTTCTTACCACCTTTTAACAGTATCTTTACATCACAATTTCTTAACAATCTTTTTGACCAAACTTGTATGTCATATGAAAAAGAATCCCATAGACACAACTCACCAAGTTTTAGTTGTTCTTCTTCTTTTATATCCGTTCTCCATGTAAAAGCACACAAAGGAAACTTATCAAAACAAGCACCATAATCTGGTAGATATGCCTCAAAATATAAGGCACGACCTTGTATTGATTTTACAGATACTAATATTGCTTCAACAAATTCTCCATGACCTTTTTCTAAATCATGTAAGTATTCTTTTTTAATAAAGACTTTTGTATAAGGTAAGTTTGCTACGAAATTCATTATATTGTACAGCTTTCACAATCTTCCTCGTCTATTTGTGGCTTATCTTCAGGTACATTATCAACAAAACCTATAGGGTGTGCCGGTTCATCTATATCTTTTTTAGCGTCATATGTATTTTGATAATAAGATGTTTTCCAACCTAGTCTATATGTTGTTAATAAGTCCTGTGCCATAACAGATACAGGTACCTGATTGTCTTCGTAGTTTTCTGGATTATATGACCAGTTGCCTGATATGGCCTGATCAAAATACTTTTGCATTACAGCAACAACATTAATATAACCCTCATTTGATTTCATATCCCATAATAAAGTATAATTGTTTTTTAATTTCTTATAGTCAGGTACAACTTGTTTTAGTGGACCTTTTTTAGACTTCTTAACACTTAAATAATCTCTAGGTGGTTCTATACCGTTTGTAGCATTAGATACCACACTAGAGGATTCAGATGGCATTTGAGCCGATAAAGTGCTATGTCGTAGACCCGACTCTTTGATTTCTTTCCTTAACCACTCCCAATCATAAGTTAGATTTCTGGTTACAACCTCGTCTACCTCTTTCTTGTAAGTGTCTATAGGTAAGATACCGTCTGAATATTTTGTTTTATGGAAGTAATCACAAGGGCCTTTTTCTTTAGACACTTCATTACTTGCCTTTAATAGATAGTATTGAAACGCCTCTGTAAGTTTATCAACTTGGCGCCATGCTAATTTTTGATCATAATTATATCCTTTTTTAGCAAGATAGTGAGCAAGGCCAATATAACCTATACCTAAACTTCTTCTTGCCTTTGTAGATATTTCGGCAGCTCTAACAGGATATTGTTGATGATCTATAATTTCATCTAAACTTCTTACTGCTAAATCACATAAACTTTCTAGTTCATCTCTTTTGTCTATTGTACCTACATTGATAGCAGATAATATACATAAGGCAACCTCACCATCTCCGTCTATGTGGTCAATAGGGTCAGTAGGTAATGTAATCTCCTGACATAAGTTTGACATTCTAATTAAGTCTTTAAATGATGAGTGAGAATTACAGTGATCTATATTCATTATATAAATTCTACCTGTTTCTGCTCTTTCTTTTAAAATACTACCAAATAAAACTTGAGCAGATACTTTCTTTTTCTTAACACTAATTTTTCTTTCAGCTCTTTCATAAAGGTCATCAAATTCAGGTGTACCCCATGCCTCATACAATTCAGGTACTTCATGTGGTGAGAATAAAGTTATTTCACCTTCTTGTATAAATCTCTCATAGAATAATTTAGAAAGTTGAATAGAGTAATCTAATTTTCTAACTCTATTATCTTCGGTACCTTTATTGTTTTTAAGAACAATAATGTCCTCTATTTCTTGGTGCCAAATAGGGAAGTGAACAGTAGCCGAACCGCCCCTAACTCCGTTTTGAGTACAGCACTTAACTGTTGCCTCAAATTTTTTAAGGAAAGGAATAACGCCGGTGTGTTGTACTTCACCGCCTCGTATCCTCGCATTGATACCTCGTATTCTACCAGCATTAATACCAATGCCAGCCCTTTGAGCAACATACCTTCCAATAGCCATATCACTACTAAAAATACTACCCAAAGTATCAGCCACATCAACCAACACACAACTAGCATACTGTCTAATAGGCGTTCTAACACCGGCCATAACAGGCGTCGGTATGTTAATTTTAAATTGTGAAATGGCGTCATAATATTTTTTAACATAACTCATCCTTTTTGTTTTTGGATATTGAGCAAACACTGTAGCAGAGATCATCATGTACATAAATTGTGGTGTTTCAAACACTTCACCGTTTGATCTGTCTTGTACTAGATACTTGTCAATAACTTGTCTTAAACCGGCATATGTGAAAGTGTAATCTCTTTCGTGGTTTATCCAGTTTTCCATTCTATCAAAATCTTTTTTATCGTACCACTTTAAAATATTTTCATCATAGACTTTCTTCTCTACACCTTTTGTTACATGTTCGTAAATGTGTGGGTGATCCCATAGTTTGTCTATTACTTGTTTCCTTAGGGAGTATAGTAACAATCTGGCTGCCACATATTGATAATTAGGATTTTCTAAACTAATTAGATCAGCTGCTGACTTAACCAAGATTTGTTGAATTTCATCTGTTGACATTCCATCATAGAATTGTAAACCACTTGTCATCTCAACCTGAGATGATGATACACCTTTTATATCTTCAACGGCATACTCTACCATGTCGTGTATCTTTTCTATATTTAAGGGTTCTTTGCCTCTTGTTCCTCGTTTGATTACATTTATTATTTGTGTTTCTACCATATATCCCCTATCTATATTTTTTTCCAGTAATTCATCTTTGTCATAGCACTTAACTTGGAATAAGTGTTATTACTTATAACTTCTTTTAATTCTGATTGTGTCACACCTGATTTGATCAAATCGTTTACATCTTTTAGTTGTATCTCATCTGGCCACACTACCACATTGTAATCTTGTTCTATCACTTTATACATTCTATTAACTATCTCTTTGTTACGAGGTTCGTTGTCAAATATATATGTGATCTGATCGTTAGGAATTTTGTTTTTTAAAAATAAATCCGCTCCACCAGCCGCTAAGCAATTATCAACAAATAAACTATCAATAGGACCTTCAACAATATGAACATGCTGAGTAAAGTTGACACGTTCCAGACCATAGACTTTTTGTTTGTTTTCATTTAGTTTAATTGTTAAGTATTTTGGTTCTTCATTACCAAAGGCACGACCTTGAAAAGCAAATACCTCACCTTTTGTATCGTAAAAAGGTATTACTAATCTTGGGTGGTCTTTGTAAACTCTGTAAGTATCAGGCTTGACTTCGTTAACTAAAGTCATAAACTTTTCAGATAGATATAGTATATCAAAATACTTTTCAGGTATCTTTCTATCTACACAATATAATCTAGCAGGGTGATCTGGCGCTAGACCACTTATCTTTTTCAACTTATCTAATAGAGCTGGATCTTTAAACACTACAGGTTCAAATTCAAACTCTGGTTTCGGTGTCGCTGGTGCCGATTTCTTATATCTTTCTAAAAGGTATTGTTCATACATTTTAGGATCAATCATTTTTATAAAATTAGCCAAACTTTGGCCTTGTCCACAATTATGACATTTGAAGAACATATCATTTTTAACTCTATAAAAATATGCTCTTGCCTTTGTCTTGGACTTTTGTGAGTCTCCACAATGAGGACATCTAAAGTTGAATAGGTAATCAGTCTTTTTCTTAAACTGACCTAATCTACTTGAAATGTTTGTAATAAATTTCAGGTCTATATAACTTGACATAACAGACTATACTATACACTATGTCTATCTAAAAGTCAAGTCTAGGACGCAGAGTTCATCATATTCATTATGTAAGTAAAGTTCTTGGATAGTACCCATCCGATCACTATAGAGCCACCTAGGATTAGCCATCTCCACTTCTCTAGTAAACTAACACGGTCTCCGATATCATTACGGATAGTCTTAATTTCACAGAGCAATCTTTTTTCAGATAGTTCTATATTAGATTTTAACTCTCTTTGTATACCATCTATTTCAAGTTGTCTATCTTTTAACTTGCTAAAGATAACATCATCTATTTGTTCAGACCTTTGTAGTTTTTCTTCATGTACGGCTAACATAGATTTTATAGATGTAGATACATCTGTTAACTTGTCAATAGCCGTGTCTAAACGGCCTTGAATACCATTAACATTCTCTATGTCTTTTCTTAAAGATTCTAATTGAATCTTAATATCTGTTGTTCCGTTTTCTGCCATGTGTCCTATTTAGTCGGTATAGTACAAGTTTTATTTTTCCTGGTAAGGTGTACTCCGATATAGAGTCTTTGTACTATGTTAACTTGTTAATATACCTATGTTATATTTATTTTTATGCTGATTTCAACCACAACTTTAAGAGATAAAGTCTTCTTATTTTATACAGTTTTATCAGTGTTTTTTTTCGCCTACGAAGTTTTTGTTTTTTAATTTTGAGCCAGTGTAAGTTGAGTATATAAAGTTTTCTTGTTTTATCATTTCTTATTATCCTTTTTGATAGTAGTCTTAACTTTCTTGTTTGCAACAAAGTCATAACCCTCCGATTGTGTTGATTTAACTTTTGGCTTATAAATGGTAATCAACTCATCTTTACCCTTGACCTTTATCTTATCTAATTCAACGGACTCTATATCTTTCAATTGTTCTTTTGTGTAGGAAGAATAAATTAATGGAGTTACTTTACCATTCTTATCTCTATAATTTCTTGTAGCAGCTTCAAGTCTAGCCGCCAAGTTTACAGCGTCACCTATTACAGAATAATCAAGTCGGTTTTCACTACCCATATTACCGACAATACAAGTTCCTGTGTTAACACCTGAACCTATATTAATATCAGGGAGACCTTTCTCCTTAAATTCTTTTTTTATCTTATCAGTTTCTTCAGCACATTCAATACCTGTTTTAACTGCCATCTCGGCATGATTAGAACAATCTAAAGGAGCATTCCAAAATGCCATAATACAATCGCCCATGTACTTATCAATTGTACCACCATTCTTTAATACTATCTTACTCATACGATTTAGATAATCATTAATAACTTCTACAAGTCCTTCAGGATCATCTTTGTTTTTGTAGTGCTCAGAGATAGGTGTAAACCCTACAATGTCCATAAACAAGAAAGACATTTCTTTTCTATCACCACCAAGTTTTAACTTTTCAGGATTCTTTACAAGTATTGCCACTTGTCTAGGGTCTAGGTACTTTTCAAATTGTTTTCGTATTTGTTGTTTTAGTTTAAACTCTAATATAAATCTATTGAAGACGGCATGAAAGGCCACAATAGTTAGAGTAATAATAATCCAACTACCATCTGCTAATATAGATTTATTTTCAAAGAGAACATTAACAATTAAATATGTAAAGAAATAAAATCCAACTATCATTACACCTATAAAAAAGTATGGTGTAAATCTAGTAACAAGTATAACAACTACACCTATTATAAAAGCAAGAACCATCTCTACAAGAAAACTAATATCAACTCTTGTTATATTCTTACCATCTAATACAGTTGATAATGTTGAGGCAGTTATCTCATACATGTATCTTTCGCCTGTGGGAGTTGCCACTATTGAGTTTAAACCCTCTGCTGTAGGAGCTATGATAACAGTCTTACCTTTAAACTTGCCAACTTGGTCTAAATCTGCTATACTAATGGTATCGTACTCTTTGTTCCACCTCAACCATATACGGCCATTTGGATCAGTCTTTATGGTGGAGAAACCAGGTACTCTCATAGCTATAATACCACCCTCTCCTGCCTTCACCTGATAGCTTGGGGCGCCTGTAGAAACTCTTATGACCTCTATTGCCATCGCTGGATAGGTGTCTTCTCCTATCTTCATAATCAATGGTATTCTTCTTACAACACCATCAACTTCAGGTACAGTATTTACAACACCAACACCGCTTGCCTTTTCTCCTAATAGTGTTATAGGTCCTAACATACCAGGCCACTCAAACATCCACGCCATAGGGTCATTGATCTTAGCAATACCTCTAGGTACGGCATTCTTATTTGTTTGTGTCGTTCCTACTTGTGATATGACCACACCATATTGTAACACCTCTGCCAATTCATTATCACCACCTAATCTATCTTCTTCACTAAACAATATAGGTAATACTATAATACCTACTTCAGCTTCTCGTAGTTTAATAATAACATCAGCAAGTATATCTCTTTTCCATGGCCACTGACCATATTTCTCAATAGCCTTTTCGTCTATGGTTATTATACCTATGTCTTGTGATTTTTCTTTTGGCTCTGATTGTAGAAGTAAATCAAAACCTTTTAGTCTTAATATTTCTTTTACTTGTGGGTCTTTAAAACCAATATACATTAACACAAACAAGGTAACAAATGCTATTGTCCAGTGTGTTAATATTTTTTTCATTTAAAACAGTTTACCTAAAAGTTTGAGTCCATATAATATACCTACAACAGAAAGTACACCTGTAATACCTTGGTCTATAAATGCTGCTATACTACCTACAATTAGTAAGGCATAAAATACATAAGTCTTCCAGTTCCAAACATAGTAAAACCAACCATGTTCTTCTTTTGTAGGTCCAAAATCTAATTTAGG